AACGTTACCGGAAAAAGCAGAGTGAGCTGGTGCTTTTATCTCTGCATAGTGAGCGTTACTTGACTCACAATAAAATCTTACAACTGATTGTGCACCTGTATTTTTAACCTCTATAACACCGCCATTAACAGTAAGATCATCACCAACTGATAAATCAGCAGTTAGAGTTACATTGTCTGTAGTGGCATCTTCAAATACTGCTTTACTAGCCGGTAGTGTTACAAAAACATCTTTAGTACCAGCAGAAAAGTCAACCGCACTATCACTGTTAGAACTTTGAAAAACTGTTGTACGAGTAAGATCAGAACTGTCACCATCTAGTGTACCAAGACCAGTTTCAAATTCTGCACCACCTCGTAAGCTAATAGCATAGTAACAAGTATTGGAGTTACCAATACCTGCAGCAAAAGTTTGAAACCCAACAACTGCACCACCAAGAGCCATTGCTCCCGTGCCAGTAGTTGTACTAGTTTCTCTTACTCTGTCGTTTAAGACTAAAGCCATTGTTTATCCTTTATGCAATTCTAATAATAGCATCAGAAGCATTAGCAGTTGGAAACTGAACTACGAAGTCGCCGTTAGTTGCAGTTTTGTTACCGCCAAAATCTAATACTAAACAAAGCTTATCACTGTTGGTGTCATTATAAATAGCTGCAAAAGCTGCTGTCAAAGTAACCGATGCAAAAGTTTCATCAGCAAAGTCAACATGTCCTGTTGTACTAGTTGCTGCTACTGCTTGACTATCTAATGCTTGTCCGCCAGCAGGATAACTTGTACCGCTTGAACTAACTTCGTTAGTAGTAACATAAGCAGTAGATGAAGCACTGTATGGATTAGATGTATACAAAGCAAGTTTAAAACTGTTTCCGCCATTTGCAAAGTTATGTGTACCAGATAAAAGCTCTGTTTTAAAAGCTGTAGGTATAATATTTGCCATATTGTTGTCTCCTTAAAAATTTATGGTGATGGTGATTGGATAGGGATACGTATTGCACCATCTCTGTATTCGTCCCTGCGTCTGCGACCTTGTTGTTGTGCCGCATACGTTTGTATGGCTTCTGCATAAGAAGCTTCATATAGTTGTAGCATATTTTCAGGACCTTTCAAGTATTTAAACGTCTCAACTAAACATGCATATAATAATAAATCTGGGGTATAAGTAGACAATTCTGTAGTCTGTGCTTCTGAAGTAGTAATTGTTGTAGGGTGTTTTACGTAAGCCATAGTTAATGAATAAGCTGCATCTGGCGTTGGCGCCACTACCCAGTTATCTTCATCCCAATGTGCGTAATATTTTGGAATACCTCTATCATTAACATTGTCATAATCTGGAGCATATTCTGCTAAAAACGATTGATCTACTTGTTTTAAATATACTTGATCAGAAGTGGTTGGGTCAGTTATTTGAATAGACCGAATAATTCGCGTGCCAGTAGGCACTGTTACATATCTAATTCCAATAACAGTTTCTGAAGTTGCATAAAACTTGTTGGCATCAGCATCTACCGTTCTAAAGATACGAGCTTCGGCATTTATTATAATAGTACTAAGAATAGAATCGGTTAATACATTACTATCAACTTCCGTATAATCTCTAATTGCAGTTCTTAGTGTCGCTAATGTAAATGCCATATTAATCCTAACTTGCTAAAGTGGTAGGACCAGATGATGTAAACTGTCCCCCGCCTTTTATGTTTCCAGTTGTAGCAGTGTTTGTTACAACTGTAAAATGATAATAATCTGTAGTAGTAAGAGTGTCTATATTACCACTAGCATCTTTAAAACCAAGAGTAATAGTGTAACCTGCAGCGCGACCAATATTGGTTCCAAGAATACCATCAAAGCCTTCTGGAAAAGCAAAACTTCTAACTAAAGTAGTAGTATCAGTTGGTGGGTTAGTTCCAGTGCCTGTAGTTGTTCTACCGTAAAACCTAACTGTGTCACCAGTAGTTCTGTCGTGGCCAGGTTCAAATACATTTATATCTGCAGAGCCAGCAACTCTAGTTTGAAACGCAGCAGGACCTAATAATCTTAGTGCTGGGTTTTCAGTTCTGGCTGGTCTAGAATTTTTTAAACCTTGTGGATCATTAATTCTAGCACGTGGTTGTAGTTGTGGATGTTTTTCTTCAAACTCAGAAGAGTGTACAAAAGCACCATTCCATTCGGTGCGCATTTCATTATACGGAAAAGCCATGCCACTTCTATCAGAAATTGCTAATGCTTTTTTACCTCTTGCAAAATTAGCCATAATAATTAATCGCCGGTGTTATAAAAGTACTGGTTGAAGAGCCATCTTCCGTCAAGGCTCTTAGTAATTCTTCGTCATATAAAGCTTTAGTTTGTTGTACTAATTGTGGATTATATTTTTGTGATAGATAATAAGCTAAGCCTGATACCATGCATGGTACAAACTGATAAGGTACATCTACTTCATTAGTGTAGGCTCCTGCATCTTGGATTCTTTTAACAAAATATATATGGGCATTTTGTGCAGCAGCGGTTGCGTCCGGTGTAGGATAAAAAGTTACACTTACATAATCTGCAAACTTACGTACATAATATTGATTAGGTGTGCCTTTAGATAGTTTGTTAGCTAATGCAGAATAAATAGAACGATTAATTTTATTCATAGCAGAATCAGATTGAGTAGTAGTAGTTCTATCTGTTCTAAAAGTTGCTTCTAAAATATCTTCAAATCCGTATAAACCATTAGTAGGTAAAGTAGTAGCACTTGTGCCATCTGCAGCACTTCTAAAGAATTTATATTCTTCTTGGCCTTCAACTAAATCAATACTAGTGTCACCTATTTCCCAATGATGTAGACCTCTGTTAGCCCATTCTTGCAACATTATGTTTAAAGAACGTCTAGCTGAAGTTAAATGATAACCTGTAATTTCTTTAATACCTACACGATCGTAAGCTTCTTGAAATACCTCGTCTAAAACAAAAGTACTTTCAAAGTTATTAGTACCGGAAGTTGCCATTTAGCTAATCCCCTTACCCGGTATAATATGCTACAAAAAAATCACAATTTGTTAATGCAACATAAGCACCAGTATTAAATTTAATACCATCACCTGGTATGTAGTGATCAAAAGATTCATTTGCTCCTGATCCAAATTTAAATTGAGCTTTTATTTTAGTGCTACTTGCGCTGGTGCCATCATAGATAATTATAACTGCATCTGCTGCGCTTGATTGAGCTTGAATAGATTTAATTCTAATTGGACCTAGGTTAGTTGCTGTGCCAGCACCTGCTCCTATAAATCCTTGCACTCTTCCTGAAGAGGCTAAAGGTTTTATTGCTAATACATCTGAACTCATATTTTTCTCCTAAACTAAGAGGGCCCTTAGGCCCTCTAAAATTATTTATTAAGCAGCTACGATGCCAACAAATGTAAGTGTCAGAACTGTAGAACTTCCTGGATCACCACTTACTACTACTTCTACTTCATCAGCAGTTGTAGTTGCACCAGTTACTCCAGTAATACCTCTAACACCATTACATCCAAATACACCTTTAAAACCNGTTGCATTTACTGCAACAGCAATTCCGTCTGTATAAGAATCAGTATCTCCGTCATCCCCAATATCAACTAAGTTAACATTGTTTGTAGATGCTGTATCTACGTTTACCATAACACACATAGGTATAAAATTAGCAGGCATTCCTATGCCTGTTTCTTTACCAGTTGTTGCACCGTTAGCAATAGTAATAACTGCTTGGTAAGTTTGTAGTGAAGCTGTGTTAGTATCAACAGCGTTTAATTGTAAAGCGCCTGTTTTAGCATTTGCTAGATCGCCGTCAGCAGTAGTTAGTTTTCCGTGTTCTGAAATAACGCCAGTAGTTGTATTTTTAGAAACGGTTTTAAAACCGTTTTCCGATCTAACTGGACCATTAAAAGTTGAATTAGCCATAATTTGTTCTCCGTTTTTCCGTTAATATAGTCCTGAGAAAGTCTACTGCACGAGTCTATACTAACTAAATTAAATATGCAGTGTGTAAAGTATACGCTTTTAAATAATAATATGCAAATAAAAAGGGGGCCGAAGCCCCCTTTAAATTAGATTACTTAATTAAGAATTAAGCAGTTCCTGGTGATCCGAAGATACCTCTATAGTCAGAAAAGCCGAAGCTGTATCTTTCTCTAGCTTTGTATCTCATGTTACCTGTATCGAAGTCACCTTCCATAGCAGTTTTTAAAGCTGCTCTTTCGAAGTATTTCATTCCATTAGGAACATCAGTCTTGATAAAGAATGCGTCAGTATCAGTTAGGTAGTTATTCACTACATAACCTTGAGGAATCATCCCCATTGATTTAACAGCATTTATATCGTTATCTGCAGTACCAACTCTTTGAGAAGACTTCATCAGTCTTTCAGCTGTAAATTGTAGAGCAGAAGGAATAATCATTTTTACTCCTTTTGCAGCAATTTTTAAGCCTCTTTCATCTGTCATGTTAGCAATGTCAATTAACGATTGCTCTAAAGATGTCTCATTAAGGTCAGCAGCCGTAGTCAACGTGTTACTAACAGTCCCGTTTAAAGTAGGGTGATCAGTAGCACAAAGCTCTTTTGCATCCCCACCTGTAACGGCTGTGTTAAACGCGTTGTTTAGTACGTTTGCAGCTTTAACTTGCTTGGTTGTCGCCATAGATCTTGCTAACGCTTTAGTATAGCGTGAGCCAAGACTGTCATACAAGTTATCCTCAATTGCTTCTTCAGTAATAGAAAAAGCGAGAGCAATTGTCTCATGAGTGTAACGTGCAGTGAAAGTCTCTTGCGCATCGTCATAACCGATGGCAGATCCTTCTTGCTTAACGCCAGCAGATCCGAAACCACTTAACATCACTTCTTCTTCAAAAGCTCTGTCAGATGATTCTTTATCGAAAATCTCCAAATGTTGATTTTCGTAGTTTTTGTACTCAAGTCCGAATAATGCATTCAGACCTGGCTCTAGCTCTTTTGCTAGTTGTCCTCTTGATATAGCCATATATTCCTCCTGCTATTATGCGTCACCGCCAGTAGTTGTAAGGTAAAGATGTTCGTTAAATTTAACTACATAATTACAATTCGCTACCGAGATGTCATTGTTTTGTGGGTCCGAAGACGGTCTAATAATCCTGAACTGTGCTGTAGCACCAGAACCAGTAACAGAAGAAGCGGTAGTTGATTTAGCTCTACCAGTGACAGTGTCACCAGAACCTAGAACTGAATCGATATTATTACCTTGTGCTGCTTGTGCTAAGACTCCTCCTGCTTGAACTTCAAACAGAGTATTAGGATCGTCGTATACGAACGCGGTTATTGTTTCACCAGCAGCCACATTAGTTTGTGAATACTGATTTTTAAAAGTTGGTTTGCCAGTTGATGGATCTTTAGTTATGAATACACCGTTTAAAACACCAAGATTCTTAGCGCTTGTAGCTGTACCAGCAGTAATAACACCACTAGCATTTCCAACAATCATACCTTGAAATAAATCGAGGTTAGCGTTGTCAGCTATTTTGTATTCACTTGTAGCCATGTTATTAACACTGCTACCTAATTTTCCCATTGCTCTGAAACCAAATGCGGCACTTTGATTAGCCATATTGTTTTCCTCCTTAAAGGGTTAGTTGATTAAAATGATGGGTAAAAATTCCTAAAAAATTTTAGTCTTTTGAACCACCAAAAGTTACACGAGTCTGTCGATCATTATTAATCGGCATACTTGGATGCTGTTCCTTCATGAGATCGTTATTCACTGCTTCATTTCTTTCCGCAGTTAAGTTGTTAAAGTACGCTTCACGCGACTTTGCGATTTCTTCAGGGATCCTTGCCAGCACAAGGCCGCCAACTCCTATCATTCCTGCATACTTACCAGTATCAACGCTTGGATAATTGTCATTCGGATATTCATCTGCTCTTACAAATTCCCATCCGGAACGCATTTTTCCTGAAACATTTTGGGTATCGTCGAAACCCATTGATTCAGTTCTTATCCATCTATGTCGATACCCGTCTGGTGCAGGCGGTGAATCTAGAGATGATGGTGGAGTCCAAACTGCAGGTCTTTCGTTTTTGACCCTAGTTTCGCTCACGCGGGAAGTTTTAACTGTTTTAGTCCCAGTTTGTTTTTTAGTCATTATGCTTATACCTCCTTCGCGGCTAATTGTTTCGCATACTCTTCGAGTGGCACACCTAATCTTTTAGAAATTGCTACCTGTGATGGTGTGAGCCTCAC